GTACAGTTTGTTGATGGCGGATTAGTTACCATCGGTTCTATTAGAGCTGGGTAATAGTGACATCAAAGTCAGGCTTATGGCCGTACCCGTCTAACTTCACCGATAGTTAGTAAATACTACGGAAATAACAGATGGTACTCGACACAAGTATGCGCTTCGGGCCCAAACTAGACACAGCTAGTGAACTCGGGTTCATCAAGTATTTTCTTGGCTAATTTATAAGCCTCAAAATTTCTGATTCCAAGAACATTGGAACCATGTTGATGATTTAAGTTTACGGCAGTGTCGTAATTAAGACTCAATGCATTACAATATGCGGTTAATCCATCGTCACTGACGTCTAAAGAGAACTTTTCCCGTTGTAGGACGAACCGAACAAGGTCCTCAAATAGCGGGTGGTGCTTACAATTCTCTAGAATTGATAAACACCGGATTCCGTAATAATCCTTACCTTTAATTCCGGCTTTACTGAAATTTACAAATCTTTCCTGATGCATTATACGGTTAATAGCACGGTAAGTCGGGTAGATACCCCCGATAACACCTTCCTTCATATAATCTACGTGGTAAAGATTCTGGCAATACATAGCATATTCAGACGAGACACGACTTTTCTCAGAATTTAATTTGAGACCAGCGTATTTGAAGCTCTCCTCAAATGCTGTAACAGCCTCCAGCGGCATAAGGTAAACACCATCATCACCCTGAACTTGACACTCCATTTCGTTAATGAAGTTGTTAGTTAGAGCTATACCAACTTGCACTAGGCTATCGACCTCATTCGTAAAAGTAGAACCTGAAGGAACACCGTGATTTCCACGATATAAACCTGAAGGGGTCACTATAGGAATGGTGTAAAACCGCTCACCGATATCACGTATGAGCGGACCAAACATAGGAGCAAAACAGCTTGCGATATATTCGAAAGCTTTGATGATATACTGGTATTTAACACTAGAATCAAAGGCGCTAAAATCTACTGAATATATTACACGAGACGAACCTCTCGCTTTTAGTATAAGTTCCGTTACTCGTTCAGAAACGAGATCTGGAGAAACTAAAGCTGAACGATAATACTTCTGACGTTGCTGCCAAAGTAGAGGTTCATAAAATGACATCTCATACAATGTNTCAGCAAAAGGGTATCCCCAAACATTCCTAGTTTTGCTTTGTTCAGCAGTTCTAGTGTAAAGGGCGCAAGGATCACCACGATCTAAATAATAGTTGAAATCATCGAGTAAGATTTTCTTAACTCTTTTCTTCTTGCAAAGAAAAGGAAAACCAGCACTCGTATTCGCTTTCATCTTCTCAGAAGCCTCTATAATAGAAAGAGGACAGAGATCGCCTTCTCCGATAAGGTCGAAAAATTTAGGAACGTGGTCATCATTCTGATTGTCAAATGACTCTTTCAAACTTGCACGTCGTCCAGCCCAGCCTACAGCAATAGATCTAGGGCCGAATTTGTCGCGATTACTAAGCTCCAAATTCAATAAGGTTGAATTCATCCTGTGATGATTCGCTTCAAACAGCTCATCCCAATCGACTAGAGCCTCAATGGGATCACAGGACTTAGCCAAAGGAGTGTAATAGATTTCGGAATGACCCTCAATGGTCATTAAAAGTTGATTAGCGGCACTTATAATAATTTTGTCAGGTAAATCTAATTTCTTAAGAAAATTGAATTTCTTAAGGCACTCTTTGAGCTTCATGATCTCTCTAAAGGGTTATTTTATTTATACGTTTCCAGAACCGTTGTTGTTGAAATTTGAAAGCTTCCCCTTAACTGGAATCCTACCAACATTAAAGATGAAATCCAGAAAGTTTTGACCTGTTTGAGTCATAGACGAAATAGAAACGCCTTGACACATATCAGCGCCGGATAGATGTAAAGTATAAGGGGCACCAGTATTCACGTCTCGAATAGCATAAGACTCTTGTCGTGATCTACTTAGAAAAGTGTAATCTGACGAATTCAACCAAGTATCAGTAGAGCCATTATTATAAAATGACATTCTATTAGAATATGGATCAGTCAGAACAGCTTGCATAATTCCAGGATACCAAAGTGAACCTTTATAAGCACTGCACATAGCGTAGGCGGCACCATCAAGTTTATTATTATAAGAATTATAATTAATAGTTTGGGTATCAGTACTGACACTAGGACCATAGAAATACGTTGGAGTAGTATTCTTATAATTCCAAGGTGCATTAGCAAATATAGTTAAGAAGTTCTTATCATAAACTGGAGTAATAGGAACATCATATAAAGTACCAATTCTCCACTGAGGAATAGCTCGACGGATTAGAGCAAATATAGTGTTGCTCGCAGTCAAAGTCGCAAGTGCCTGAGCTGGGTAGGTACTACTGTCATTAGTAGACAGAACGTATGAGGATCCAAGACCAAGTTTTAAAATAGGTGAACCTTGAGTATCACCCGATAAGAAATTCATATTCATGTAACGTATCCACTGAACAACACGAGGGGGCATAGGAGTATCTTCAAGGCGACGTCCCAACTGCGTTAAATCAGAAATCAACTGAGGAGAACAAAGACTTCTCAATTTGATCATAGCAGTATTCTTATTTCTAGGATCACTCTCGTAAGAGAGTATACTAGCATAATAATAGTAAACCTGAAGAGCCTTAATACCAGCATTCATTGCTGTAAGAAGGTTAGCTGAAGTTAGCGTAGAAGTAATATCTAAACTAAAACCAACATTCGCCTGTGCACGCGTTTGAATATCAAACGCAACAGTATTCAGAAAATAGCCATAGAGAGATTGCAACGAGTCCGTAGGAATCTGTAAACTAACCATTGACATATGCATTGGAGAGCACATATCAACTTTTGGCGCCATATAATCGTTAGAATACGTATTCGGAACAATTCCACTGTTTAAATAAACAGGCTTCGGATTCGGAGCTTTCGACAAACCGTACGATGAGTTCATGACATTACTGTCTGAACCATTACTACTACCCGAACCATCTGGAAGTATATTAATACGGTCTTTAAGACCAGTAAATACTCTTAATGCTTGATCCCTATATTCAACTGGCATAGTTTTATATAGTTCTACAGCAACCTGAGCGGCTGGAGGAAGTCTCTTCTGCACTTGATTCCCAAGCTCAACCCAAGGGTTAGGCTTTTGAACAGTAGCATAAGGAACTGGATTTATCGGGCGCTTCAGAACTGGAAGGTTACTATTCGGATTCTTCGGAGTAGCAACCCATGCTGTCCTACCACCTTTAACTTGTTGTTTAACAGGTTTATTGTAAGCAGGGCCTGGCGCTGGAGCTGGTGTCTTATTTGCACTCATTCCAAGGGAATAAGCTTTTCTTTGTGTCATATTTATATATGGTTAATAAATGCACTGAATATGGTAATATTCACATCTACAACCAACAAACAAAACAAAAGAGATACGCGTTTTATTTATTTATTTCTACATAAAGACCCGCGAGATCCGCGTGTGACCACTGGTTTTATTCTCATCATAAGATTAGAAT